TCAGGGACCGACGATCCGCTCCGTTGCCTCATAGATCTTGTGTTCTGCAAGTTTCTTTTTTGCCTTTGAGGTTGCAGCCTTTCGCACCTCTGGGACAAGAGCCAGCAAGTCAGAGATCGAGGAGGCTTGTTCCAAGGCATTGATCTTGTCGTCAAACTTGGACATGGATCCTCCTACGTTGGTGCCAGGATGCTGAAACCGTTGTCTCCGACCTCAGCCTCTGCCACATCGTCACACATGTTGCCGATCCAGATGTCTGCTGCGCCGCCACTGTACCCACCGGCGACGGAGTAGTCTCCGGTCATGACGTTCTGCGTGACAAGGTTGTCGTCTCCAGGGTTCCCGCCAACGGTCGTGTTCAGGGATTGTACAGCGGTGTAGGCATAGCCGACCTGCTGGAAACGGTTGCCCACAAACTCGCACCCGTTGCACGGAAAGATCGCATGGTTGTCGTTGTCCCAAAAGACACAACCAATGATGTGGTTGCGGTATGGGATTGCCAGGGGAGTTGTCCCCGCGAACAGGCCACAAGCATCGTTCGCTACGTTGTTCCAGAGTTGGAACACACAGTCGATGATCCAGACGTCATAGCAGCCGTGCGACCAGATGCCATACTGCCCTGTGGTCAGGCCGTCAAACAGGCAGTTCTGGATGACGGTACGGATCGCGATGTCATCTGCCCCTGAGTCAGTATGCCGCAACTCGATGCACGCGGCAGCGGTCTGCCCCAGGAACCGGAATCCCTGGACCATCCAGCCGACTGCGCGCATGTCTAGGGCTGGTTCATCGGCAGCATCTGACTGCCAGGAGGGGCTGTAGCCGGTAGGCCCTGCCCCGATGATCGAGACGTAACTGGGGCCGGTCACATAGTCGGGCGTGACCACTGACTCCTCAACCGTCCCATTGACCACGATGATAGAATAGTCGGTCAGGAGTGAGGAGCTAACAGCCGCCTGGACGGTCGCCAAGGGCTGTTCTCGGTTGGTTCCGTCCGCGTTGTCGCTGGCGTCTGCATGGCCAGAGTCAACGTAGAGAACCACAGCGTCGGGGCTCCACCTGAGTCCCTGTGGAGCTTCTGAACCCGGCACCCCAAACTGACCACCGAAAAATGGCTTCAGCTTGAGGAGCGGGAAGTGCATGTTTGTGATCATGACGTCTCCTTCTAGGATGAAACGGAAGGCTTATAGATGTGCATCCCAGGAGGACTAAAGATCGCCGGTGCATCTGGCGGCGGTTGGGGGATGCCACTTTCCAGGCAGTTGATCTTTTGACGGAGAACCAGTTTGATCGCCTTGGTCGGTTCAATGGGGCGCATCATACGGATCGCTGCCATTTCGTCGGCCAGACGAAAATGCCGGTCGCTCTCTCGGGCTGCCAGAAAAGTGTACTGATCCTCCTTTGCCGCGTCTAGATCCTTGACTTCGATCAGACCCAGAAAGGTAGCATGCTCTTCCGACCCAAAGGCTATGTAGTCGGATCGCTCCTCGGGGCGTGCCGCCTTGTCTGGAGGTACGACCCCGAGTTGCTCAAGCATCGCTTGCATCTGCGCGACTTGTTCCCTGAGTGCCTTTACTTCTTGTGCCGTTGTTGCCATTTTTCCCCCTCCCTAGGGTAGAGTCTAGGCGACGGTTCCGCTGGAGTAGTAACCGCCACGAAAATCAAACCAGTTGCCTTCCGTCGAGTCGACATAGGTCCCGAACACATCCATGACCTTGAGCACCACATTGCCGGTATCAAAGTCTCCCATCATCGGCTCAACCGCTGCACCCGCACCGAGCATTGAGGTTACAGCCTCGATGTCGGACTTTTTGCGGAAGATCTTTGGTCCTGCCCATCCCGACATGCGCGCCAGCACGAACGGACGGATGTTATTTTCTGTCCAGGCCGGGAACCCGTACCAAGGGAGGTTGGGCGCTGTGCCCGCCATGTAGGGGTCCTCGATGGGGGTGAAGTTCCTGGCGACGTTGACAGCATTGGTCGCCAGTTCAGGAACCAGTTCACTGTTCAAGATCTGGAGGACCGTGTCTGCGAGGCCAGCGTGATGGACGATGTACCGCAGGGAGGCATTGATCGGCTCATTGCGGGCATCGACCCGCTGATTGTAGGCCATCCGGGCCTCAGAGACTCGGGCCGAGGTCAAACGTCCGTTCTGGGAGTAGAGTGCACCCAGGCCGGTGAGTCGGGCGATCGATACGGCGTTGGTGTACATTCGGGAGACGAACTTTTCCAGGGTTCGGCGTGCGGCCTCACCCATTTGTCGGGCCGTGTCCTCAAAATAGCCCAGATCGTCGTTGCGAATGGCCTCCCAGGAAAAGTCAAACTGCTTCTCCCACCGAGAGACCCGATAGGACCGGGCGGTTGCGTCATCGACGGAGCCGGGACGCGCCTGTCCCTTTTCGCCCACCAGTTCCAGGTCATCAAGAGAGCCGCGATTCTGGTAACGGTCGTGCGGCAAAAAGTTGGTCAGTGTATCCATCCAGACCAGAGGCTCAAAGGCGAAAACCTTTTTCTCATAGCCGGGGATCGCCAGTCGGCTCACAAACGTCTGGATCGCGTTTGTAAAGTCTGCACTGGTCATGGTCTCCTGAAGCAGGAGGTTGTTGGTTCCGGTTGGTGACATGCCTGAGAGGTTGTGATCGATGTCCTCAAACAGGCCCTGGCATTCTGCCAGTCGTTCTGGAGTCGCCCCAGCGTCAGCGAGTTCGCCTTTCCAGGTCTCGCACATCGCTCGGAGCAGTTTCCTTGTGATCATGATGATCCTCCTATGATCTCTGTTCAGTAGGTCAGTACGCCCCGAGATCTAGATGTCGCGGGTTGCGTTGGTCAAAACGATGCAGAATACCTGTTCTACCAGCGAGTTGGCCAGGGCCGTGTCGAACGTTGGTGCCTCGTTCGGGCCACCGGCGAACGAGTCTCCCATTTCATCCTGGCAGTAGGTCAGGTAACCAGCCAGGGGGTTGTCGTCGCCGTTTTCGTTCAAGGGAGACATAGAGAGAGTCACACCCTCCCCGATGTCATCTGAGTCATCGACATAGACCGGCTGTCCAGGCTGTGGGGTCTGCTCGAACGTAGCTGGCACCCCAGCCACATACGTCAAGACGTTAGCGACATAGTCTCGGATGATCATGCCGGGGGCAATGTTGACCACGATAAAATCATAGTCTCCATTGATCGAGTTCTCTGCAACGGTATAGACAACGCCGGTGAGGAGTTGACCACGGAAAGCAGCGGTGCGTTCACCGATCGCCACCACTGGGTGATGACCGGGCTCCAATTCGTCCTTGGTTCCCGATCGGCTATTGTCTGAGATGGGCCAAATGTCTTTTTCGTGAACGTTGAACGGGATCAGCGGCCCTGAACTCTGTTCCCAGTCTGTGCCTGTACGGAAAGTTGCTGGCATTGGATATTCCTCCTATAGCTAGGTCTGGTTGATGGGTAGAGTCCTAGAGCCTCTGGGAGTAGGTCGGATCGACCTCTGCCATAATGGCCTTGAACCTGTCCCGTGCATTTTTCTCCCGCTCCGCGGCTGTGACCTGTTTGGGAGTCTCTGGCTCACTCTCGCCCAAAGCGAATGGGCGACCCGCACCGGTCTGGAGAGACGTGACAAACTCTGTCATCTCCCGAATGGCTTGGTCCAGTTCCTCCCGGCTGGCATAGCTCGAGCGGACCAGGAATGACTTGGCGTCAGGAGAGAGGTCCGATTCATCTAGCACATCCTGGACCTGATCGGGAGTGAACTCGGGAGCTGCTTCCGTGGTCTCTGCAGAATCCGGTTCGGTCTCCGATTCAGGAGCGGGATCGGCGTCGGTCTCGGGAGCCTCTGCCTCCGGTGCCTCGTCGTCCTGGGTTGCTTCTGCTTCTGGGGCTTCGGTTTCCTGTTCCTCGATAGGGACTTTCTCCTGTTCCCCCTCCGTGATGGTTTCTTTCTGGTCCTTGTCGTTCATGGTCGGATCTCCTTCCATTTCAGAGAGGGACAGTGCGTGCCCCCCTGCACCTGCCTTTGAGACGAGATCGACGCTGGACGCATCAGTGATCTCCTCTACGATAAAAGCCTTGCGCCCGGCGTGCTCTCCCATTCGGCCTAGGCCAGAAGCATAGATCGAACAATGTAGGGAGGAGAGCTCCCCGGCGTCGGCCCGGTTGCGGGTCTTTTCGGCCATGTCTGGATCGTAGATCAGGAACTGCCCGACAAGGCCGTGTTCAGAGAGGCCCACGACGGATCGGACTTTGCCGACTTTGGTACGTTCGCTCTTTTCCGTTTCCTTGTGGTTGGTAGCGTACACGTCCACGCCCTCAAAGACCGATCCGTCGCGTTCCAGTAGCTGGGGAGAGTAGTACCGGTTATCCCTGGTGTTACCCATCCCCGGCTTGACGATCACAAAATCGACCAGAACAGGGAGTCGGCGCGGGTTCTCTGCCGTGACCGCTAGCTCCTCGAGTTCTGCCTGATCGCGTTCAGAGAGGGAGAGGACGTTGCCGGTCTCCTCCATATCCCCATCAGAGAGGGAGAGACCTACAACCTGTAGGAACTCCCCAAAGAGAGCCGAGAGAGCCGTTCCCTTGTCGTCTATCTCTGGATCATTCAGCGTGTTGTGCATCAGCATCCAGAGTTGGGCCATTCTCTCTTGGAGGTCTGCGACCTGTTCCTGGGCCTCGATCTCCTTGTCAAGGTCAGAGAAGGACGTTGCCGACCAGGAGTAGTGATCAGGGACCATCCACCCTTGGTATTCTTGGAGGTTGGGATCATCGGTCTGCTGATCGTCCACCGGTTGCTCAATCTCTTTTTGCAGTAGAGTCATTTCCTGTTCCTCCAAGGTAGAGTTGGCGATACGGATCGCTCTCGCCTCACATGTTTTGGTCGTGCCGCCATCATCTAGGCACTTGGCTAGGGCCGAGTTGGCGGCAGCGGCCCAGGCTTTTTTCTGCTTGTCGGTCTTGGCCTTTTTGGTATGCTTGGTGGCATCAGACGGTTCCCAGGGCATCACGAAATTCCTTGCGGGGGCATGTCGCTATCGTGCCTCGACATTCTTACCCCTCATACTCATGGAGGCCAAAGTAAAAGTCCATCCAACCATCGACTGCACCGGGAACCTTGCACTGAGCCCAGAGCAAAGAGCCTGCGGGAGCACGACCCGTCTGAACAGGGATGATACCCGTCTCTTTTTGCACCGAGGCCCCATAGACGAACTCAGTATAGGTGCCCGCCGCTAGAGCCGCGGCCCCGCTTGCACCACGACCCACCCGAACGAAGTAGGTAGAGGCTCGCTCCGTGTCATCCACGATGAACTGGTGAGGGTCAAAGTAGGCTTTGCCTACCACGGTCGGTGTATCCGTACCGCCCAGTATCTGGACCCACGTCCCCCAGTCATCATTGCCTGCGTCAATGCGGAACGGCCCGTTGCCTGAACCGATCTCGTCCGCAGCATGATCCGTCAGATTGGGCACCGCAGCGACCTCAAACCAACGTGCTGCACTGTGCAGGTGCCTTTCGATCTCATGCACCTTATAGGCCAGGGAGTTGTTTGTCCCGAGAAGGCCCTCAACCGTTTTCCGATCAATAAGTTCTGTACTTGTCTGCGTGTATCTTGGCATTATTGCACCCTATGTCCTATGCCCAGGATATACATGGAGTCCAATCCGGTTAGGTCATCATGAATGACCATTCTCAACTCATCCCGGCCTCCTGGTGTGAGCACTCCGCTTGTAGTCCCACGCAAGCGAATGGTTACCCCCCAGGCATATCGGAACTCGGCCCGAACCAGAACGGTATAGCTGCCTGCTCCACCTTTGTCAGTGTACACTGTCTGAACGCCAGTGAACAGAGTCATGTCCCCGTTCCTACGAGCAGTGCCAAGGTTGTTGATCTCGCCTGTCTCGCCGTTCAACTGGTACAGCTCGACCCCGTTGGTCAGTGCTGCCAAATCTCCAAACAGGGACTCGTCTGGCTGGCTGGAGCAATTGATAAAAATATGCATCTCTGTCACATCGAGATCATAGGCAGGCAGAGAAGCCGTGTAACTGACTATGGGAGTCACAGAGCCATTGACCGCAAGGTCAACGTTGATCTCCTCAACCTGGGTGCCTATGGCATAGTCGGTATTGATCACACGATCCATCGTCAGGGTATTGACCGCTACGGATACTACATAGCCGATATATCCCTCTGTTGCTGTACCGATGGCGATCCATTCACCGCCAGTCAACCCGTGACCAGCCGACACGACTACCGTGTAGTCGCCGGGGGATGCAGCGCTGGCTAGAGTCATCACATTGCCAGCGAGATACAGAAACGGTCCAAACACAAGGTTGGTATGCTGATCCTGTTGGTTGATCGCCAGGGCACCAACACCAATCTCAGGATCGATCTTGATCGGGAGAATGGAACCACCCCACCCGGTCAACCCATAGATTAGGTTAGAACCAGCATATCTGGGCATCGCTACACCACCGCGTATGGTACGTTCACAGAGCCAGCCCCACCGCCTCCACATTGCAGAGTGATCTTGAGGTCAGAATAGACTGTGAATCCTTCGACCAAGACGCCATCGTCGTCAGCTACCGCCCAGACATTCTCTTGGAACTTGCGGTAGTTGGTTCCGTCGATCTTGTGATAGACACTGATCGTGGTCTGCTGGGTGACGTTGACCATATCCAACCAGATCGATCCGATGTGGACGGGAGAGGCGATAGCCTGATCGAGCAAGGTTTGCTCTGTATTGTCGGTTTCATCATAGGAAAAAGTAGCAGAGATCGCGGGGATGTCGCCAAGGACGACGCCACCGCCAGCGGCTGTAGGAGACTGGTTAACGAGGGAGGTCGTTCGCTTCATGCTAGTTCTCCTATCACGCCAAGAGTACCGGGAGTACCAACGGCCCCTGACTCTCGGGCGACGATGCGGTATCGCTCCACATTGCCAGAAAGGGGGACGTCAACAGCAAAAGTCTCGACTGCCGCGCCTGTGGCTTGGTAGGTGTAGTACTCTCGCTGTAGGTCGCTTTGGGTGTCTGCACCGGGGACGACCGCACCGGCTGCATAGATGGGTTGGCGGTGCCATGCCTGTTGGCCTGCGGGGACGGTCGCGGTAGCAGAGAAGGGAGAGATCTCCAGGTAGTAGTCAAACGCACCTCCCACACCACCCCGAGTATAGGTAAAATGTAGGTGCAGGGTCTGGGCGTACGCACTGAGTTGGGTTACGGGAGTGGTCCATGCCCCGGCAGCGGGGAGAGCCGCGGCAGCAAGGATCTCTTGCTGGTTACTGTGCCCGGTTGGATAGGGCCACAATGGATCGTTTGGGCTGCGCATAGTCACTCCTCAAGGTAAAACGAAAACGGGCCACCCCTCCCTATGGAGGTAGTGCGGCCCGTTTTCCGCTGGGTAGTATTCTGCTGAGATCATTGTACCATAGGAGGCATCGGATTGTCAAGAGAGCATTGACTTGGAGGTCTGGATCTGGTATAATGGGGACAACTTAGAGAGTTCCACCGCAACACCCATTATGAGACCAAGGGGCTCAGCGCGCCGAGGCATCCATATGGGTGTTTCGTTGTCGAACGGTGTGTAAGAGGAGAGGCCAACCGCTGGGTGTGACGGTTGGCCTCTTTTTGTGCGGGGCTGTTTGGTAGGATGCCGCCTACCGGAGTGGGACTGAGAGCTTTGGGACGGTCGCCGGGTTGTGACGATGGGGTGGTAGGAGGTTGCGGTAGGATGGGTAGGTGCGGCAGGTCTGGCGGTAGAGTTGACGGCGGGTCAGGAGCCGAGAGCCAGACAGGTATTGCTTACGGGTTGGGTTGGGTGTGAAGGAAATGCCCAGGGCATCATTGTATCGTTCAATGAAGTCCTGGAGACGCTGGATCACCTCCTCTATGGGTCCGTGGAATGCGGAGCAGATGTCGGCAAAGTAGGAGACGGCTTGACGTAACTCTATGGCCCAGAGGTCACAGTAGAACTCTATGCGGGTGATTGTCTCTCGGGAGAGGCCAGGCCAGTGGTCCCAGTGGTCCCAAGAGGTCGTGCCTGTGTCTGGGGGATCTGGATCTGGATCAGTGTAGCTTGTATCGTACATCAGTCCTCCTGTTCAGAGATCGCCATAGCCAGGAATGAGGTCATGGCATCTTTGGGTTCTACCTTGCGGTAGATCGGCTCGTACCACGCAACGGGTTGGCCTCCTTTGACTAGGACGGTTATGTTGATCACGGCGGTTCCGGTCGGGAGCTTGGTTGAGCAGAGTAGCCGGAGGCGGCGAACGATCGCGTCCCAAGGGTAGGCCTGGAGGGGGAGCGGTTTTTTTAGTTGCATAGAGCACCTGCGGGAAAACGCCCCTTTGTGATCGGGAGGTCGGGAGCAGGAGTCAGGCGACACTGGCAGTATCGACCGGTGCAGCACAGGCGGTAGGATCTCGGGATCGCGTTGTGCTTGAGCCACGTGGATGCACGATAGACGCGACCGGAGAACGTGAGGCAGGTTGAGCAGTGATCGGTCGGTCCCATCGTCCAGATCATTTTCTGGTCTTGTCGGGCCAGGAGTTCTGCACGCGTGGCGACTTCGCTGTAGCGGTTGGTCCATTGGACCGCACGATTGTAGGCTTGGTCCAGGGCCAGCTTTTTCTCTCCATCCGCGTACATCACGTTCCGGACGGAGAGAAAAGAGGCAAAAGACGGTACGTGCATATAGTCTGTGCTGATCGCTTGGGCCAGCATCTGTTGACCTTCGGGAGGGAGGTCAAGGACGGTGGAGCCGCCCCGCTTTGCGCCTTCACTCCAGGCTTGGGTCAGGCCTTGATCGATGATCGAGTACATCGACTCGATGAAACCGGGCGTGTCAAAGATGTCCGTCACGTAGCCGCGTACCATCGCCCGAATCGCCTTGATGTAGGATCGCTCTCCTTTGGAGGGGGAACGGTCAGGCGGGTAGAAGGCAACCTCAGCCAGAGGAGCATGGACGATCACGCCCTCGGGAGGCAAGAGATCGTCGTCCGATGGTTCAGGATGGACAATGTACGGATACTTAGTCTCCATTGTCTGCGACTCCCGCAAGGACGAATTGGGCAAACTGGTCTGGGGAGATGTAGCCCGATTGTAGGCGGGCGTGGGCTTGTTCATAGACCGAGATCACCATCTCCTCTAGGTCCGGTTCCTCTGGGGCCTCCTCTGTTTCATCCCCGCCCATTTCGTCGTCGTCGGGAGGGGTCTCCTCGTCGTCCGTGTCTGGAGGAGTGGGATCGTCCTCCTCCTCCGGTTCAGTGTAGAATAGGTCCAGGGAGGCGAGATCTGGGGCGTTGTTGATCCCGAGGGCTTGGAGAGTCACGCGCCAGAGTTCTGCAGCGAGACTGGCAGCGGCCTTGGGCTCGATGATGCCACCGGAGACCAGGGGCGTGAGCATCTGGGAAGCGAAAGAGCCGATGGACGATGCGACGTCCGGAAAGTCCGAGAGGGAGAACGAGTCTATGGAGATCTGGGCGACTCGTTGGGGTTCTGGGATCGTGACCGGGGCATACTTGTCTGCCAGGGTCAGGACGGCGTAGGCCAGGGTCTCCATCGTCTCGATCCAGAGATCCTGGTATCGCTCGAAAACCATCGCCTGGGCCTTGTCCATCTCCAGAGCCGTCGCCCATCGGGACGTGTCCAGGCCGGCAGAGGTCGGGAATAGGCCCGAGCCTAACAGGGCCATCCAGGAAAACTGCTCGTTGTCGGCCTTGGCGTCGGACGCGCCGGTACGCATGGGTAGCTCTTTGGTGTTTGATGCTTTGTTCTCGACGTGCCAGGACCCGGCAGCGCCAGGCGGGTTTCCGTCCAGATAGTTGGACCGGGAGAGGGTAGAGGCTATCGTGTTGATCACAGAGTCTACGGCACGGGAGCCGCCTTCGACCTGGGTACGGCGCACGAACTGGGCGATGGCGAGAGCCACGCCCAGGCGCGACTCTGCGAACTTTTTGTGTCCTCGGATCCAGGGAGCGGAGGTTGTGGAGAGAGGCCAGCCGAGTGGGTCGGACTCCTCCTTCTGGTTATGGGCGATGTGGAGGATACAGACGTTTGTGTCGGCCTTGGTCTGGTCGGCGCGCTTGGCGTCGGCAGGGACTTTCTTGGAGGTCTGGAGGAGGGTCCAGCGCTCCTCGAGATCGGGAGCAAGAGAGGTCTCCCAGGATGGGTAGTAGTAGGTCTCTGAGCCGGTGCCGGTCGTGTTGTCGCTCCAGGTACGTTTCCAGAACCAGATGTCGGCCTTGTCGTCTGGGTTGAATATGGGGGACATCTCGGACTGTTCGATCACTCGGAGCGTCGTGCGCCCGGCGTTCTCTCCGGAGGTCGCGGTGAATAGGGCCAGGAACCGGTTGCCTTTGATCAGGAGCCAGTCAGACAAGCGGTGGATCGCCTCTCTGCCCAGGACGGATCTGTTGCGTCGGGAGAGGTAGAACTCGTCCCACCATTTTTGGGCTTTGGTGGTCGGGAGAGTGGCGGTCACGTTGTCGCCTAATCCCCATCCGGTCCAGAGCCAGATGGACCACTGGTAGAGTGGGGAATATCGCCAGAGTCGAACGGATTGCTTGACCGCCCGTTCGCGTTCGCTGGTCAGGGAGGAGGACGAGCCGTAAGCTGCGAGTTGGTCCCACCCGAGTTGTGTCGTGAGATCGAGTAGCAGGGCCTCGTCTACCCCGCCCTCCTTGAGGGAAGCCAGCGCTTCGGCGGGAGCAAGGGAGAGACCGGACTGGTCCAGGTGTAGGCCCAGGACGGCGATCGAGTCCTTGAGGGCGCGGATCGTGGTCTCGGACTCTCCCAGGAGACGGTCACGCTCTTGTGACATAACAAGAAGTTCTTTTGCCATGTCCTCATGTTGTCCCGCAAGCAGCGTTTTCTCTAGGCGATGTTGCTCCCGAATGTCGTCTATCAAGTCTGCGTATTTTCCGCAGATCTCGACAGTGGCACGATGATCGTCATGTTGCTTGGGAAAAACGAGATTATGGATCTTTTCTTTCCAAGTCAGGGGCTGAGTGCTTGGCATTGGGGATCTCCTTCTTGCGGTTGTACACTACAGCGAGTCTCCATACTATGATACCAGATAGGAGGACGCCAGTCAATAGGCCGAGAGAGTCCCCGGCCCAGAACAGAGGGACGTAGATAGTCATGGGATCTCACACTCCAGTTTTCGGGCGATGATCTGCAGGACGTCATCTGGGTCGGAACCGAGATCGCACATCTTGATGAACTCGGAGCGGGTCATGGATGGCTGGTGCAGGCTGGAGACGTGCCGCCCGGGATTGTCCTCCTCCATCGCTAGCCGGTGGGCATAGTCGACAACGTTGTAATTCTTGCCTTGTATGGAGATCAGGGCGTTGGCGATGGAGAACAAGGAGAGGATCATGCTCGAGAGGACTTCCTTGATCGGGAGAGGTACGGCATCCCGGTCTCTGATAGAGATACATCCCTCCCAGTAGCTTGTGTCTCCGAGATGGGTCTGGGCGTGCTCTGCGGCGAAAAAGATGTCTCTTGCCAGGGAGTCGTCCATGTATTGCAGGGTGATCTCTGAGAGTGAGGAGAGATCGACCTGGAGCTTGGCGGTAAGCCAGGAGAGTAGACCCAGCCGGGTCAAGGTTGGCGGTTGGGTCTTACAAGCGAGGTCGGAGATCTTTTGTTGTTGTAAGAGCTGGCTTTCATAGTCCATTGCGTTACCCCTCCTAGTAGGATGGTCCTATTGCTGTTGATACGTCGACAATCTGGCTTTTGGGTTGGGGAGAGGTCAGGAACGAGACGATGTAACGCAGGGCATCTAGCATGTGGTATGCCTCTTTGTTCTCGATCACGTTGGTGAACTCTCCCGTTCGCTTGTTCTGTTTTCTCGCGTAGGCTCCGATCTCGGAGAGGAGAGCTACGCAGCAGTCATGGATGACGATACGGCCCTCTCGCAAGAGTTGTTGGACGCGGTCAATCTGCGTCCAGACCTCTGTGATCGGCGGCTCCTGGAGAGGGATGCCGGCTCCCGTAAAATCTACGCGCTGTTGCCGTTCTGAGGGACCGCCGCCGACCCAGGCATAGATGGGCTCGGCCCGGTTGGTCGGCACGCCCTTGGGACTGTAGCCAGATGCCTCCAGGATCTGGGCGACGTGTTTGGGAGTGGTTACGCCGAAAGGCTGTTCATACTCCCGGTAGACGTGGAGCGTTGCGCCGAGGGCGTCCCAGGCCAGCCAGACCGCGCCTATCTGCGCGCCGAAGGGATCTATGCCGACGAATCGAGGCCACATCTGGGGGATGGGGATCGCCTCGATCTTGTGCTTTTCGTCGTCGTACGCGGTATAGATTGCTCCCTCTGGGGATGCCCACTGCCCCAGATAGAGACGCTTGTAGCGGTGCCCGGTCATGGAGGCGAGACGCCCCAATCGCTGGATGCCGGCCTCTGTCATCTCGCCCGTTGTCTGGTCAAACAGGGCCGGGTTGTCGCGGTGGGTTGTGTCGTAACGGGTCAGGGAGGGAGTGTCACCCTTGGACCGCTGCATGATCCAGTGAGTCGGCGGGCCGGGGTTACAGTCCCCGACGAGTTGGGTGTAGGGCATCGTGGCGCCGCGTCCGGTGACCATTCGGATCAGATACTCCCAGTCTGAGACGGTCAGTTCCTCTGCCTGGACGACATAGATTATGTCTCGCTCACCGGATAGGGTCTTGCCGGGATTGTCTAGGCCGCCGAGCCAGATACGGGCACCGTTGGGATAGTCGTACCATTGGGGGATCTTGCCGCCGTAAGGCTCGACGTAGGGCGCGTAGGGCTCTAGGATGTCTCTTGTAAAAGTGCGAATGACTGTGCCGTGTATGTCGGACTTGACCTTGCGGAGGATCGAGATCTGCGCGCCCGGGTACTTTGTGGCACACATGTGGATCTTGTAGAGGAGTGCGAGCGTCTTGCCAGTGTCGGCGGGTCCTGCTAGCATCACCTCGGGATCTCGGCATAGCATTCCTCTCTTGACGTTCCCGTAGAATGAGTACGGGAGGGAGATCGTCGGCATCGGTCACCAGGAGTTTTCTATATCCTTGGTCCAGTCGGTCAAAAAAGCACAGGCCCAGTCAAAGTAGAGATCGGAGAGTCGCCCTGGTAGGATTGTAACCAGGACCTGAGAGACCTTAGAGAATAGCCACCCGTTAGCGATGGTCCACCACATCTTGATGTCGATCCAGAAACAGAGCAGGGCTATCTGGAGGTCTAGCCAGAGATCATACATAGTCCATCAGTCTACCCTCGGGCATGGGAGGTATGGATCGATGTGATCGGTACAGCCGTTGGCGTGCCAGACTTGTGATAGATCTTTCCTCAGGGTTCGGGCGGTCTCAGGATGACAGACAAAGGTCCAGCCAGAGAGTCCCCTGATCCGGTAGACGTTCGGATCGGGGACGTGGATCATGATCTCGCGGGTCTTGATCCAGGGTCGCCAGGGCCAGGACCAGAGACGTTCCTTCCAGGTGAGAAGGACGGTCCTGCGCTGCTCGGTATAGAGATGATCAAACTCAATGATCGGGATCACTTTGAGGTCTCCTTGTCGATTATGGCATAGCCTATCAGGAGGAATGGGATCGCCAGGAGATAGGGCCAGGACTCGATTGCAAGTTCCATTTGAGTCCAGGCGGGATGGAGCGCCCACCGGATCAGGAATCCGTAGACCAGGATGCAGACAGAGCAGATGAACAGGATCACTCCAAGTGTAAGCATTGGTAGATACCTTTTGTCTGAGGAGGTAAGAGAAACACCGTCAACATCAATGCGGCTAAGAAAGATCTGGCTGTTGGTGATCTGCACTCTTGGATCTTTTTCGTTCATCAAAAATCCTCCGGTTCGACGTTGCCCGAGAGTCTGACGTCAAAGGACCCATCCTCCCCCGCCCCTTGGACTGTATGGAGGTCTCCGAGGCCGGTCGACTGGCGCTGTAGCTTGGAGGTCAGTTCCAGGGCACGCAACAGGGTTGACTCTTTGACGCCGACTGTGATGATCTCGCGCTCAGGCATACCGTCTTTGGCAGGGATAACGCGTCGCTCTGTCTTGACAAAGTTCTGGAGTTGATCCAGGGTAGAGTCAACAACGGCACGGAGCTTTTCGGCCATCTCATAGTCTGCCTGGAGCACGGCGGCGCGCCGTTCTGCCCAGAGAGCTTGTTCTGCCTCGCTTCGCTCGACCTCTTGTTGGGCGAATGCCTCTGCTAGTCGGGCTTGCCATGAGTGGGACTTTGACCAGCCTCTGATAGTTTGCTCGCTTTTTGTCGGGGGGATCTCTGGGCCTTCTGGGGCGTTTGTATAGGAGCGCCAGAGATCTCGGAGCTTGGCCCCCGGTCCCATTCTGTACAGGTCCATTAGAGCACGATGCGCTCTGCTCGTCTCGCCTTTTCGTCGTTCAAGGGGTTCCATAGTGATCCACCATTACCTTTGCTATGTTCAGGGCGCGATAGATAGCCTCGTCCATGTCGATGTAGGCATAGCCGCCGAGCCGTCCACAGAACGTGACGTCTGGATCGTGGTTGTTCGCGTGGTCCAGGTATTGCTGGTATAGGTGCTGGTTACGGACGGTTGGAACAGGGTACTCAAAACGGGTTGGATCGTCGGGAGAGTAGGGATACTCGCGGGAGACGTATGTCCAACGCGTCGTGGCTCTTTTCTCTGGGGGGAGGAGCCAGCGCCACTCAGTGGTACGGATGTGTGCGCCTCCAGAGGGCAGCGGGTTATTGACCTGCACAGCGCCCTGGTAAGAGTCTACGCCGTCAGGGAGCAGGAGGGGATTATGCAGCCGCCGTTGTCCCCTGTACTCGAGTCGGCCCAGAGAGTAGTCGTAGAACTCGTCAATGGGACCGGTGTAGACCATGTGATCAAAAGACCAGTCCTCTTTGTTCATGAACTGTTGATAGGAGGCACCCAGGACACAGGGGACTCCCTCTAGCATTTTGTGGACCATTTCATGGTAGCCGTTGGAGGGGATTCCGCGCCACTTCCGATCGACAAATGCGCGCTTTTCGTGCGGGTCGTCTCGGAGCGTGTAGCGGGAGCCGATACGCGGCAGTAGATCGGTCGCAGGGATGCCCCATTGCTTGAGATTGTAGGAGGCAATGAACAGATCATAGACTGGACGTGGGAGGTACTGTAGCCAGTACTCCTGTAGGGAGAGAGGTTCCCGATCTGAGGTCAGGAGATAGGCCAGTGGCGGCTCATGGCCAGGAGCCAGGGCCTCTACTGTGTACCGGTGCAGAGGCCAGGGATAGGTATTATCACCGAGGCGGGTCCGGATATAGTAGTCTACTTGCTGGAAGGTTGTGAAGCGGTGGCAGAACTGCCATACCTCTGGGTAGGAGGTCCGGAAGTAGTGCGGTCCTCCCAGGTGATAGGGTATGCCGGTAGTGGCGTCGACGTCGTCGGCACAGTGACCGCCCACGTATGGGAGCCGGTCAAGGACAAGACAGGGTATGTTGTGGTCAGTGAGCACTCGGGCCACTGTTGCGCCGGTCAGCCCAGCGCCGACAATCAGGATCATGACTAGGTCCCTGGTATGTTGATACGGACGAACGTGTTTAGGATGTTATTGCCTTTGGCTCCCTTACCACCCGCTGAGCCACCGGGACGGATGACCTTCGGGCCGTATCTGGCTATGAGTCGGTCTATCGCGTCCAGTTCTCGCTTCATGGTGCGCATGGAGACTTGGCCTCCAGTGCCTTGCGCGTGCCGGTGATGGTAGTGGTACTTGTTGGCCCGTAGAGTGAACCGGTGACGGATGATCATACGGAGCCAAAAGTCATAGTCCTCCTTGAGGTCCAGGTACTCGTCAAAGCGGAGATCGTGATCGAGATGTCCGTGGAACGGGCCAAGGATGGGAGACAGAAGAGAGAACGGGCGGTAGGTGTAGTGGCCTAAAGGGTCCTGGTTCTGTTGAACGCCCCACATCTTGACGCCTAGTTGGTCGGCAAGGCAAAAGTGATGCTCGACAAATGCGCGCATGTGAGTGGGGTCCATTGGGATGTGCTCTCCGGACTCATAGTAGCACATGCGGGTTATGTCGTCATCCAGGATCAAGATCCAGGGACAGCCGGTCTCAGTGGGAGCGCGGTCCAGGATCGCGTTCTGCTTGCGGCACAGGTTTCCGTCGAGGTCGTCAGGGATCGAGATGATACGACCGGGATAGTTGGCCTCATAGTCTGCGGCCTGGGACTCGGGCACCCAGATGTAGGCAAAGGGAAACGCCTTGATCGTGGTCACGGAGTCGGGCCGCTTGTAGGATTTTATGGCTACGTGGATCTGAGAGTCTATCATGGGTCACTGTCCCGGGATGACGGTAGAGTTGATCGCGCCGTACCTGCCGGCGCGTATGGGATCACGGAATATGGCAGGGCCGAATTGAGAGACCATACGCAGATGATCGGCACGCGCCAGGGCGAGAGTCTTGTCTATACCGCCCTCTACGTTGGCATCGCCTTTCTCGATTATGGCCTGATGATGGGCGAGAACGACCTTGTTGAACCGGAGCGTACGCCGGTAGGTGTAGATCTGGAGGAGCCACATGGCAATGTCGTCCATTGTACGGATCTCCTCGTCAAAGCGGAGAGAGTGGGAGAGATGACCGTACAGTGGGCCGTAGATGGGCTTGAGCAGGGAGAACGGCGTATAGGTCTGGTAGTAGAGTGGATCGTCATGGGTTCGCACACCCCAGAGATGGACGCCTAGCTCCTCAGCCAGTTGGAAGCAGTGGCAGATCCAGAGCCGGAGGTCTGAGGGGGACAGGTCGTACTTTTCGCCGCCCTCATAGAGAGAGACGCGGGTAACGTCATCGTCCAGCATCAGGATCCAGGGAGAGGGGCAAAGATCGAGAACGGCGTTACGCTTGCGTGCGCAGGAGCCGTCCAGTTCGTCAGGGATGGACCGGACAGAGGAGCCATAGGAGGAGCGGTAGTCGGCCTCCTGAGACTCGCAGACCCAGATCGTGGCAAAAGGGAAAACGTCAAGAGTCTTGACGGACTTGGGCCGCCCGTATGAGATTATGGCGACGTGGATCTTGCCCGAGTCAATCAGATCCATTCTTGGCAGCCTCCTTGGCAGCATCGATCACCGCGAACAGTCTGGAGGCAGGGAGGACGCGCCCGGTCCCCTTCTGCTTGATCGTCTTGCCTTTGACCGGGGCTGTGTAGACCTTTTCCAGGGAGAACAGTTCCTCGGCAACGTTCCAGTCTAGCTGGTTGTCAAAGTAGATCACGAGGTAGTCATGACGCTCCAGGAGCTCGGGAGAGATCTCCAGTTCAGGCGCGCCGGGATCGTCCTCATCGGGCTCTGGGTCTGGGTTCAGTTCTGCCAGGAGCGCATCGGCCTCCTCTGGGGAGAGTGAGACCGGCAGGACGTCGTCGTCTACAGCCTGTTGGATCAGCTTGGCGTATCCATCCGCGTCCCAGACCTGGGCCTGTTGTTCTGGAGTGAGACCGGTCATGGTCAAGTTGTTGGCGTCGATGGCATAAGCACGGGCCAGGGCGCGGGAGGCGGCATCTGTGCCGATGACCAGGGGCATCGCCCATGGGCCGTTGTCTGGTTCTCGGGCGAGGCCGCGAGGGAGGTCTACGCCGCGCTTCTCTAGCTCGTCCAGGGCCTCGATCCGCCCGTTGCCCGACTTGATCGCACCGGAGAGGCCGACCGTTACAGGCGTGAGGTTCTTGTCAAACTTGGGGAGATCTTGGAATCCGTGATCCCTGATCGACCGTTCGACCTTGGGGAGGTCGTGCCGCTTGGGATTGTCCACCCAGAGGTAACGCATCGCGTCTCTTACCCTGATCCATATCAGAGTCGGGGCATCGTTCATCTCTAGCGTGCTCTGGTCAAGGGTTGGCAGATCGGACAAGATGACCTCCTGGTCAAGCTTGGCCCGAGGGCTGGGTAGGACCCTCGGGCCGATACAAGGGAGAGTAGGAACAATGGATCTGGGATCGTCTACATTGTACCATGAGCCGTGATCGTTGTCAAGGGGAATTATGGGAATTGTAGGAATTGTCCGAGAAAACGCTTGACAACGGAGTGGGATTATGGTACTATGTTGGTGACAGTGAGTTGATTCTAGAGTTGATCTGAGGAGGATCAAAATGGTATTCTATCATGTGAACGGTGATGATCTTTATGTCGTTTTTTCTGAGGGGGATTATGGATCGGTCAAGGCCACCCTCCTGATGGGTTGTGATCTGGTCAGTGAGACCGAGTACTGTTCTTTTGAGGCCGCACGCAAGAATTTCCCGCCAGAGCACTGGGTAGAGAAGTAGAGAGAGGGATCGAGATGGATCTGACGACCGTGTTGTTCGTGTATGATGGGGTCACCTACAAGGGTATGGTGACCGTCGGGGAGATGCTAATCGAGGTTGGCAAGGGGTTCTCGGGCAAGGCATTCCCGTACCGGGGCAAGCGGATTCACTTCATGCCCTTGTTTGACCGGGGAGAGGTCTCCGAGATGGAATACGAGGTCTCCGGGCCGAATCGGACGTGCACGGTCACTGAGGCCGGGGCCGTCGAGATGCTGACCAAGATCCGCAAGGACTGGATCTTTGAGGCCAGCGTACAGAATAGGGAGGTAGAATAGAATGGACAAGAGGACTATCAGGAACGTACTGCGCCCGACCACAGATGCACTGACCGTTGTACTGGCTTGTGCAATGGTTGACCCAGAGAACTGGGCCGACCGCGCAGAGCACATGCTGAACGGCACCCTCAAATCACTGCACGGTGAGTGGGTGCTTTTTGCAGAACGCAAACTCAGATCACTACTGGACCAATAGGAGGTCATCATGGGAACGTACCGCAAGTGGGTAGCTCTGCACGGAAACAAGGATCGTTACAGTCGTATCATCAGCGTCGGCGCTGAGAACGTCGAGGCGGGCGTGGAGGAGATCAAGAGACAGCTCAACCGGCCTGGACGGTATGGGGCGTTTAGGGTCTGGCAGGAGAGTGGTTTCATGGTCCTGGACGAGAATGGGATCATCTCGACGGAGAAGGAGCGGATAGGGGACGGTGAGCCGATGCGCTACCGGTACTATCTGGTCAACCGCCCTCCCTCGATAGGCTGTCAGCCAAAGGGGGACGTTGCTCGGGAGGTCTGGAGTCCGAGACGCAAGATGTCTGCACAGGGACGGTTGGTACATGGTTGGGTAGAGTATGACCAGCCGCTGAGCGCATACAACATCTGGAGCTATGAGCTCTTTCCCGCAAGCATTCAGGAACAGGCCCAAATGGTGTTTGTGGAGGGAGGCGAGTACAATTCCTCCCGGCACGAATACTGGTGCAGCCAGAACCTGAAGGATCTCAAGAGACTGTACAAAGAGATGGACGACCAGAAGGCTTGGGCCGCGCTGGTCTTGCTGGGAGAGATCGACCAGCCTTTCTAGAGAGGAGAAAACGATGCCGAGGATCGACAATCAGAGTTTAGACGTAGCGCAGTATTATGGATTCGATCACATCCCCATCGATCAGTATGCACGGCCTACAGTGGACCTGTGCCGGGCATGTGCCGCCGAATGGGAGATCGAGGACAGGGACGACGAGATCGACCACCCAGATTATGAGGAGCAGCACCCCCGGTATAGGTGTCTGGACTGTGGGGAGGAGTTGACCGAGGAGGACAACTGAGAGGAAAAAAACCAAAGAGAGGTCGGCCTGTTGGTCGGCCTCTTTTTCGATCCAGTCTGGACCAAACGCTTGACATCCACGCAAGTTTTGTGGTACTATGTCTCTGACAGTGAGTTGATTATGAGAGTCATAGAGGAGGTTCCAAATGAAGTTTATGGATCGTTTTGTCAAAGAGTTGTTAGAGGTCGGGATCGAGTTGTCGGCAGAGGATCGTCGTCGTTACTGGAGAGGGATCTATACGACCAGAGAACTCGCTGAGGTTCTGGGAGTTGATCAGGAGATCGTAGACGCGGCATGTGACCGCGCTGACCCCATCCGTGTGGAGGATCTGTAAAATGTCTGAACGTCGAAACGTTGTTGTGGATGGTCAAGAGTTCACCGTGGTTCGGTACTGGGTGATCGGGTCTGGGCTGGTCGTTTTTACCGCTCTGGAGGAGGAGTCAGGGAAGTTTCCAGAGTCCAGCCACTCGTCGGTCTATTCGTTCGGCGGCGGGGAGAGTTTGGGCAAAGTGTATTCTCGACGTCTGCCCGAGCGGTTGGCAAATCTGCCCTCGTACACGGTGGATCGATATGATCGAGTTGTAGCGTGGTCTGAGGGGCTGAAAAAGTTCTGCCACAAGGTCATCCTGGAGGCTTATCCGGAGTTGGTAGAGTCTGGGAATGTTCGTATCTCGGGCGAGGACTACGAGTTGATTTTTGAGAATGGCGCAGAGGCCAAGGCCTACTGCGGTCTATCATAGAGAGGGGATCGAGATGAACTGCAAGCATTGTCGTTGGGATGGTAACATCATCGCGTGTCGGAACGTGGTAGAGGCAGGGAACTGCCCGATGGAGCCGAGCCAGTACGTGTACGAGCAGGATCGCCGCGAGGAGGATCGTCAAGAGTGGGCTGACATATTGACCGATATCCAAGCACAGTTGGGTACCATAGTCAACCAGTTGGAGATGTTTGCTCGTGAGGAGGATCGCAGGGATCTGGAGGTCTACATGATCGCTCAGATCAAGACCATCATGGGCGGGATGGGGTATCGCACGCATAACACGACCGTTCAGGACTTGATCGATAGTATGTCCACCTCAGAGTTGGGAGAGTTCTGCGAGATGTGCGGTTGTGAGTTGCAGTCTGGAGAGGAGAGGGACGTAGGGATCTGTGGTCACTGTCAGGAGGTCATGGAGGAGGAGATCGCTCAGGACGAGGCTCTGGCGTGCGCGTAGGTCTGGAGAAAACGGGGAGATCTTGGAGATCTCCCCGTTTTTGTTGCAATTGACTCTTGACAGTGGGTGCATTCTATGGTACTATGTCTCTGACAGTGAGTTGATTAAATTCTGAGAGGGAGTCCAAAAATGTCTCAAGTTATGGATGTCAAAAGGATGTACATGGTTGCTGGTGGGTATATGGAGGATACGCCCGAGGTTGCGTGGGAAAAAGGTTTCTGCGCCCGCGAGTCTGGGGAGTCCCTTGAGCCGAACCTGTATGAGGAGTCAGATCAAGATCGTCACGCTGCGTTTGAGCGGGGCTGGCGTTTCGCAGATGGTCAGGAGGGGTAGAGATGTTCAAGATCAAAGAGGGTAGCAAGGTGCTCGTCAAGCATGGGTCCGAGATCCGTGTCCTGGAGGGTACGGTAGAATGGGCCAACAAGGACAAGGATCGCGGTGGATGGTCCTACATGTGTTCTTTTGGTGGGGACATGGGGAACGTGCACGAGAGTGAGATCCAGTGCGTCGAGGTCGGAGAGTTGTACACGGTGACCTGGTTGATCGATGGGATGCCGGGAGCAATGTCAACGTTCGAGCGGGACAAGGCCCTCCGCAAGCAGAATTGGGTTGACCGCAAGGGCGGGCAGTGTTGGACGACGACACGCGTCCTGGATCAGTGGGTCGCCTATGAGTAGTGCAGAGGAGGTCAGGGCATCGGCTGAAATACTGGTCAATGCCCACGACCGTTGTCAGAGAGGGGAGATCGGGACAGAGGTCGTGCATTGGTTGGCAGAGGAGCATCGCAAGGTGCTCAAGGCCTACGCGCCCGAATGGAAGCGGAAAACGGGGAAACGGCTGTTTATCCCCGCAGATAACAGGAGGCTGATCACGGTTGTTGTGAGAGGTCGCAGAGGTTACTAGAGAGGGGTCTAGGATGGAAAACGTACAAGAGTTGGTTAGAGATCTTGCAAAGATTGAACACAGGGTACAGGTCGGTCAAGAGTTGATCGAGGGGATGCCAAAGGAATTGCCGGGAGTCGCCAAGATCCTGTACACCGGCGCAATGCTGTTTGATGTTCAGGGATGGAACGACTTTTGGGTCTGGCGTAGGCTGATGGGTAACCGGCTGTTGCCCGGGAACGTGGGCCATGATGTGAGCTTCGAGACTGGAGTGATCACACGCAAGCCGGCGCACAACTATTTTGGCGAGTTGACAATGAGCTTCTTTTACTCTGATCAGGAATGGCCCGAGGAGGTCTGGAAGAAACGGTATCTCAGTTACTCGGGCGAGGACTCTTGGGAGGAGGAGCACGGCGTCAAGTGGATCAAGGTGGCGGTATGCGTCTGCGGGACCAATTGCACAAAGGTCCAGGTCGGGACGGAGCCGAAATACGAATGGAGATGTGAGGGAGCATGATGAAAAGAAAAAAGATCAAGGTCTGGAGGAGAAAACGGGCATCGCCAAAGAGAGGCTTTGGCAAGTGGCGTCTGTACGTGATCAGTGTAGAAGCAGGTAGGCCGTGGTATGGGTACAGCCTCGTGGTCTTGGCGAGGAGTCGGAGAGAGGCTGAGCGCCTGGTGTACACCACCCTGGATGGCAGGATCGTATGGGAGGACATTCGGGCGGCGCAAGACAGCCTCATGATCCTGGACATCAAGCCGCAGGCAATTGTCTCCCGGTGGGGCGACTGGTAGAGAGGGAGAGTCATGAAGATCTACAACGTGGAGGTCTTGGATTCCTGCCCCATATGTAAGGGACAGGAGGTCCAGGTCAGGTACGTAGGCGTGGAGGTTGATCAGGATGGGACACCGCTCCGGTCGGTCTGGAGATGTGAGGACTGTGCCGGGGAGATCTCGGGCAACTTGTTTGACTGTGAACCGATGATCCTACACAAGGCCACTATGCCCGGGGCCATTCATGATGTTCGCAGGATCATGATGGCGTCGATCATAAAGGGGGTCCGTCTGGAGATCACGCATCCAGAGTGCTACTATAATCTTGTCGTCTCAGTAGGTGACCGGCCTGTGTATCTCGCCAAGGTAAGATCTCGCAAGTATCACAGTCACTGGGACTATGAGATGACAGGTCCGCAGAGGACGAGAGCGCGACACCATATGGTCCAGGTCGCCTGTTGTGGA